ACCCCCTGTACATCTTTTGATGTATGAGGGTCCAACGGTATTGATTAGCTACGTTTTATACGTGTCTAGCTCACGTTTTTGAAGATAAAAATGATTAGTTGCTCTTAATTTATTAGAGATGCTGTTCGCTTGCGTCCTCAAGGACGCATGGCGACTGTCATATCGAACGATTAGAGTTAACGAACATATAATATTCGGATGAAATGCTGACTAGCATTATGAAATGCTTAGTTTGATTGAATACAATTTTTCCGGGATCGGCGGATCCCCTGTCTGTGCATGTAGTAGCAGACTTGTATGGTTTCTACACAATTAAGTGTACCATGAACGTTTAGAAAGGATTAACCAACCTTTCTGTTCAGTAAGTGTACGTCACCCCAGCGGGGGGTGACACGGCCTACTTGGCCTAAGCTGTAAATACAGCTGCGGAACTCAGTGACGATTTGAGTAATCCAATTTGAACTTGAAATCTATTTTCACAACTTTCAATGTCTAGTAAGATTGACAAACCCCTTACCATTGGGTAAGGATAAGTTTGGTCTTGCGCTTAAGATACAATGATGTGATCTGAAATTTCTTGTTAAAACAGGCAAATATTAGTAAGTCCTGGCAAAGAAGATAAAAGAATAAGATCTGAGGAAAGTGAATGAGTCCTCGGTAAATATACAGATTAACTAGATGCCCTGGGAAGCATCGATCTGAACGAGAGATAATAATCGCAGTCTTGAATGCGATGGAGACGATCCAAATAATCAAGATATTCGGTTCCTGTTCGTATGCAAATACGTACGGGTTAGGCTACCTGACCGAACTGTGAAACTCATACGAGTAAATCACAGAAATTCCATAAACGAGGTAGAGCCATAGGTGCCTGACTAGCCCTGTGGTGATAGCAATCTAGGTTACTAACACAAATAGTTTTACCACTGATTTACCCATCTCTGCACCATCTGATGGGATTTTCGAGTACGACCGTAAAAAGAAGTACGAGAAACGCATTTCTGGCCGAAAGCAGATGAGCCAGAAACAACACAAAGCCTTGGAAAGCGAGCGCAACCGCATTGTAGAGCGCTTACAACACTTGCGGACGAAGTGTGGTAATAAAAATACCGCATCAATCCTCGAGCTAGTTGAACAGCTTGAAAAGGTTAATATCCAACGAAAGAAGTTGCAAGCACATAGCCTTCCAGATATGCCCCAACTTCCCGAACTTCCCGAGTATGCGGATATCATTCGCACCGTGAACCTGTTCATTTCCGTGCTGGAGAGTATGGTTGACCAGATTTCACCTGACACAGTAAGAGTAGTTTCCAGTTTTATTACTGCACTCTTCAATGTGTTTCAGAATCCTACTTGGGCAAGTATCATCACCAACCTGACCAACTTTTTGGTTCAGCACCTCCCTGAGAAGGCGGCTTATTTTATCCGAGAGTTATTTACTACACTCTTCGGAAAGCTTACTGCTCATGGTGCTGACGATAACTGGAATGTCATGTCTATCTTGGATAAGCTCGACACACTCTGCAATTTAGAGATCTACAAAGATGTCGAAGCTTTCGTAGTCAAGTCACAAACAGTCATCCTCTCTGCGGTTTCCCTTACTCGCTGGGATGCAATCGATTTCACAGTCCTCTTGGAAAAGTTTCAATCATTCAAGAGTGTACTTCCTGATATCAAGGATGTCTACGACTTGGCTTTACGAGCCTACCAGTTCTGCGTTGAGAACTGGGTAGCCATAGTTAGTGGAGATTGGTCAGTCCTACCACTCTACAAAGACGAAACTCAAAGTTTTGAGACAGAAGTACGTCTCATTGAGTCTGCGTTTAACTATGCTATCAAAGGTGCAGAGGTTGCCCTACGCGACCAATACAAACTCACCTTGCGCTCTTTCGAGAAGCGCTTAGACGCCGCCGTTGGAAATTCCAAGAAACTAGCAGCCCGCTGCACATCTGTGCAGCAAAAGCTAGCAATTGGTAACTATGTCCGCAGGCTGTATGAATTACAAGCGGCCTGGTACGCAACGAAAAAGGATACACCATCTAAAAGTCAGCCGTATGCTGTGAAGCTGAGTGGTCCTTCGAGCTGTGGTAAAAGTTTGATGACCGAGACTATCTCTAAGACTATTTTGAGTGCTTACGGTTACGATCCTTCGGAGGAAGGATTAACCATAACCTCAAATATTAACGAGAAGTTCGAATCTAATATTATGCCTAGCCATAAGCTCATTGTGTGCGATGATGTAGCCAACAGCAAAACAATTAAGCCAAACTATGATAGGATTCTCAACTACGTGAACACTGTTCCGAGACCCCTTGAGAAGGCTGCCGTAGAGGACAAAGGCAAGTATTTCCCAGAAAACGTTGCCTTGTTAGTTACTACGAACGTAGAAGATCTTGACGTCACCCGTCAATCGAATTGCGGAGCGTCTATTTTGCGACGCTTTGCACTCCATATTCACGTTCGCGTACGTGAGGAGTTTCGTAATGACTATGGTGGTGTTAAAGATCTGGAGGAAGTTCGCTATGATATTTACGAACTGACTCTCTCCCGTTTCAAGAATCTTGAAGACGATGGTGTCGTCGAGTGGGATGTTATCCCACGTTTGGAATGGGTAGGAGATGAGGAGACAATTGATCGCGACTTCGAAAAGATGCTTCAGTTCATTCGCAAGGACTGTGAGCAACATAAGAAGAAGCAAGAGAAAAAGTTCAACATGCTACAGCAAAATCTAAAGGCTGGTATGTGTCACGATTGCGGTATTCCTTCGGGGATCTGCAGATGTTGCGATGACACAAAATTGGAGGCTCATGTTGGTGGTATTTTTGACCGCCTGTCCACTGAGCACCTTATCCAGTTGAGATCTTTGTTTGTGTTCGATCTCCCCCATGCAAGTTTTACCGGCATGGGGTCTGAGATTATATTGAACACTCGTGGTGTAGTTGCGAACTTATGGTTCAAGAAGCTCCTTTGGGATCACCGGGGACAAATATTTCTTGCGCCATTGCTAATTCTTGTCACTAGTATATTGTTGACACTGTGCGAATTGAGTCCGTTTCTTTTGACTCTTCTACCGTGTTTGATAGCCTATGTGGCATTCTCAGTACTCCGTTTGCGACGCATCGTGGATCGTAAGATTCAGTCCCGATGTGATCAACTCTCGAGTGTTACCCGCACTCTCTATGAATCTGTTCAGGAAAACTCCCTGAAGTTGTTCGGTTTTGGTTTTAGCATTTTTGTGCTGTACAAAGCTATCCAAGCCGTCCGACAATATTCGAGGCCTAAGGCCCAGGATATGAGTTCCTTTCTTGATAGCTCTCATAAGGCTTTCAGAAAGGAGGAGGAAAACCGCCTTACTCAGATTGCGAAGAACGATGCTCGCGATTATAAGGAAGGATTCTCCAGACACACACCGATTATTTCTCAAAAATCATCGACAACCACGTCTAAGGATTTGCAAATGCATTTGCAGCGAACCCTTCGTGTTGTCACGATTTCTCAGGATGGGAAAAAGATTCAATCGGTCAATGGTGTCTTTGTCTCAGGAAATGTTATTATGGTACCTGACCATGCCATCCCAGATGGTACGTTTTCTATTGAGACAACTTCTGATCCTAGTGAACCATGCGCACGTACGAAGGATCAAAAAGTGACAGGGAATATGGTGATTCGCAGACCAGAGAGTGATTTTGCTCTGGTGCACCTTCCGTCTGCCCCCTCTTCTTCATCTCTGGTGGATTTCTTTCCAGAGACACAGCCGCAGTTCTATGGACGCTCGACTGTCTTGGTGCATAAAACACATCAAGGAAGAACTGTCTTATCCCGACAAGCTATTCGTCCCTCTCCGGAGGTTATTAAATACGAATCGGATCCAGCTACTTGGTTCCGGAGTGCAAAGTACTATAGCCTCAAACAAAGTTTCAAGGGAGATCTTGAGTTTAATTCGTTTCCTGGTCTTTGTGGTTCACCTTATGTGGACGCAGAGAAAGGGATTATCTACGGCTTTCATGTAGCAGGTTTCAATACCGGAAGTACCGTTGGATATGCAAATTGTCTTACGCGCCCACTAATCATGGGTGCGCTGCACGAATTAGAAAGTCAGTCCAACTTTCTCATGACTCACTCGCTTGGCGAGCTCAAAGTGGATACATACAATACTCCGTTTACATTGGTGGAGGAATCCCCTCTTTATATGCGTGATGATGGGCTTAAGGAGAAAGCAGTCATCACTTACTTGGGTACTGTTCTGAAGGATGGACAGCACCTGACTAGTAACGCGCGTACACCATATGTAAAAACACCCTTCAAGGGGGTGAAGGAAGAATTTGGGCCAAGTCTTCACCGGCCCCCAACACATGTCAATAGCACAGAAAAGACGATGAAAACTTTCAATAAGTTGTGCGACCCTGTTCAGCATTATGAGATGGATACCTTGAATAAAGCCATCGATGATTATGCTGATCACACCACCACTTTGCTGAAGGATGATGACAAATCCTTCATGCGCATCTTCACGATGGAAGAGGCGTTAGACGGAACTAATGATGGTATAATGGCTGGACTGCCAAGCGATACCTCTGCGGGATTTCCGTTGAATAAAGCAAAGAAGAGCTTCCTTATGCGAGACCCATTTGATGAATCCTTGATTCAGGTCCCGAGGTCGTTCAATGAAGATTGTGATGTTCCTAGCGAAGTACATCGTATTCTTGAATGCTGGCGGCGAGGCCAACGTTCGGAAGCAATCTTCAAGGCAAGTAGTAAAGTCAATGAACTCTTGCCTAACGAGAAGGCTAAAGATAAAGTGAGAAAGTTTTACGGCTCACCTTTCGCCTTTTCAATCGCTTCTCGTATGGCCCTGGGTGGTGTCCCAGAGTTCATGCGAAGGTACCAAATCGAGACTGAGTGTCTAGTTGGTATCAATGCTACTTCTGCTGAATGGAGTTCTTTCCACAAGTACCTTACAAAGTATGGAACGAATAACATGATAGCTGGTGACTTCTCCGGTTTCGACACCCGGATGGCAGCCCAGATTACTACAGCTGCAGCTTCGATTATCGTACGATGGTATAAAGCTGCTGGTATGAGTGATGCAGACCTCACCCTTGTGAAAGGTGCACTTAGCGATATTTGTCACCCGAACATGTTGATAGACGGCGATCTTTATAGGTTGGCGAATGCCAACCCGTCGGGGAATCTGATCACAGTCCAACTTAATTCGATCTGTAATTCTCTTATGATGCGCTATTGTTACTATGCTATCAATCCGCGTATCAGTGTCCCATTCGCCCGAAATGTAGCGCTCGGAACGTATGGAGACGACAATGCTATGTCCGTATCTAGGTCTGCCCCGTGGTATAACCACACCGCATGTCAGAAGGCGTTTAAAGCGGTGGGCATCGACTATACGATGGCGGATAAGGGATCTGAGTCGGTCCCTTATATTACAATTGATGGAATCTCTTTCCTCAAGCGTAATTTTGTCCGACACGAAACGTTAGGTGTGATCGTGGCACCTATCGATAAAGACTCGATTTATAAGAAGTTCTATTATGTAAAGAAACCTAACGAAACACCTCTGAGTTTTCCAGAACAATTTGGTGCTTTTTGTGACGGTTCCTTTCGCGAAGCATATTTACACGGCAGGGACTTCTATGAGGGTTTTAGTCAATCCATCCGGAACATTGTTCGATTGAATGATGAGCTCAAAGGTGTTGTGAGCTTTATTCCGTATGATGAAATGACTATTGTACTGAAACCCTACTATGACAAAAATTATAAAAATGTGACTCCGAAATTGTTCGCGGAGTCCGACGAGTGTGAGCTGTAACACTTGTATGTACATATGAACTAAATTTTAAAGGTATTCTTTATAAGTTTCGTATACCATAAGCATTGGCACACGAAAACTAGGTGGAGCACTGATTCGATACTGGACCGATGGTCTGAGATCCAGGAAACGCTTTGCTCTTAACCTTAACGACTCAAAAGAGGCGAGTTTAATGCGACTTGTCCTCTCTATACAAATGCATTAGTTTTATTTATATACTATGGTTCCTCAACCCTATGAGAAGTGTCCGTCTATACAATTTTGTAATCTTAATTTTGCCTGTAATTTTATTTGTATATACACTGTTTGAATTTTTGTTCTCATTTTTGTTTATTGACTCAATTTTGTCGGTAGCGTCGAGTGTGAAAATAGGTGTTCGCAATTGGACAGGATTGGATCGACGCGAGTACAGCGAAGTACTACGTCTAACCCAATTTCTGTCTATATTCAGTTTCTTTAATCGTAGAAAAACTAAAAATATAGCCGCGGTCCGCGAAGCCGTGATGCTAGAAACAGCAGAGACTTCTATTCGCAAACAACCATTTGGAGTCTTACTATCCGGGGAGGCCGGATCAGGAAAGACTGGAGTTGCTATTAGGCTTGCTAATTACTATTTACGCAAAACCTATGGTGACTCTACAACCGACGATATTGTTGTAATCAATGAGACTGATGAGTTCCAATCGGAATTTCGGACGTGTCATAAGGTCGTGATCTTTGATGACCTTGCTCAGGCTAAAGAAGGGGTCAGCACTATGGACCCTTTCCGAAAACTGATCGATTTTATCAACAATATTAGGAAAACGTCTCTGAATCCAAATTTAGAGATGAAGGGCAAAGTTTTTATCGAGCCCGATTTGGTTATTGTTACAACTAACCGCACGCTTATGGATATGCAGTGTAATTATTCACTGGAAGCTGAACTAGGATTGGTTCATACTATCCAGAGTGCTGCTGCGTGGGTTATTTGTCCCGCTGCCATTGCACGCCGTTTTGGTGTTCAGGCAGTTATTAAAAGGGTAAAACAAGATCAAAGGATTACCGTGTATCCAACAGAACATGGACTATGCAGATCGGAATTTCACGGTTTCGAACCATTTGCAGCTCATTGTATGAGAAACATCAAAGATCATATGATAGAGCAGGAGGAGTATGTTACTACAATTAACAAAACTTTTCCACCCCCAAAGAAGATTCTTTGGAAGGATTCATGGCGTTTGTTTTATATTACGTTTATGAATATGATTGATTATTACAATCCCTTTCAGACCGCTCCAGTATTAGTTGCTCAGAGTGGTGATTCAACCGTGAATGAGAGTGAACCTACTGCTTTCGACTACTTGAAAGAACCTACAGCTTATGAATTTTTAAGCTTTCTGAATAGATGTCCGGAATATAGTGGCAGGAAATTAAATCACTTGTTACGTCTTTATGCCACGTTTATTAATGACCGTATGGTCTTGGCTAAAAGCGTTATACGTTCAAGGAAAAATAAGGAAATTCCTGAGGGAAAATTGGTTGCCCATGGTAATAAGCAATCAATCCGTGATTTGGACTCTTATGAGTTCCATTACTTGGAAATGCAAGCAGGTGTGCTTGATGTAGATCCAGAAGAGTTTCGGCGAGCACGAGAAGAAGCAGTGCTCAATGAAAAGATTCAAAAACTACGTGAATCCAGGTTTGATCCTAAACTACCTATGGGGAAAGCAAAATATCTTTGTAAAGCTTTAGCCAAGGAAGGTCAGACCGGATTTAATTGGGATACCTATGATCTTATACCTTGGGAGGAGTTTAACCACTTCTCCAAGATCGTCATGTGGCGAGGAGGTTATATGGTCGACTGTGCAGTTGTATCGTATTTTGGTACAATTCCGAATAATATTCGGGATGATACTGCATTTCATGTTGCTCTACAACCGTTTGAATGGCATGAAGTCGCACTGTATTGGGCAGGACATAGGATTAATCAAAAGGGTCGCTTAGTGGCACATGGCAAATCTTTCCAGCCATTACCATATTCAGTGTACCCTGCTGATTTAGATTCTCCTTTGAGAATCATTAAAGAGGAGTGTCGGGATGACACTTCCAAACCAGTAATTCCCAAAGAATTTTCTTTGGAAGAGCGTGATCAGGATCTGGATGGATCACAATGCTCGGATCTATCCCCAATAGATTTGAGTAGTGTTGATTCTGTTTCTGAAACTGCTAAAATACTAAATAATTTAAAAGCTTCTCTACCATCATACGATAGTTTGTCCTATTCCAGTTCGGACGAATGTGAATATGATAAGTTAGAGCCAGCAAAAACCCAGAAAAATGAATTCCCTGTATTATACGATAGAAAAGGTATCGCACAACAATATAAACATTTATCTAATTCCGAAGTGTACAACTTTGTCACAGACTTTCCAGAAGTTTATGCCGACTTCCCTCCTGCAAAGGTGGGTGAGTGGTATGGAAAGTTCAAAACATTCGAGTGCCCTTCAATTCGCGAAGCATCTTCACAGGTGTTAGCACATTACTTTATCAAACGACGATTTCCACACTTCGAGTGCGTAGCACGCGAAGTTTTTATCAATCGTGTCGCCATAGATCTTATCTACTACGACAAGAAAACCGGAAATTATGTCTTTGCCGAAGCAAAGGTCACAGGAAAAGGCCTAGACAAGCAGATGAACCAGCGTATGGCTCTGCTTAAAAAGTTTAAAGATCCCTACTTTCAGGGTGGGATCGCTTTCAATAGCTCGTGCATGCAATTAGTCACGGTTTCCTACTAGTTCTTCTAGTCCATCAACGCTGTCGCGGTGCAGCGGTTACCATATGTTTTATCATAGTAATTTTGGGCCGGCCCCTACCAGTACATAGTACTGCTAATGAGATGTTTTCTCAGATCGAGGGCCCGGCCCTTTGTCTGAGTTTTTACTCAGTAGCTAGCTAATAGGGATCACCTGTTTACCTGACGTGAAGGACTTAGTATGCCAGCTTACCCAGGACTGCATTGCAGTTCCTAAGGGGCGTGACAAACTGGTTGCTAAGA